TGAGCAGAAGACAAGTTGTTATATCCATCAACTTGACTTGCAACAGCAGGAACTGCGGCGCTTATACCGCCAGCAGTCAAAGCTTGTAGTGCATTTGCTTTGCCTTGTGATGCAACTTCAGAAGTCACTGCATTTGTAATTGCATTAGAAGCAACACTTGCCGCGGTATCCCCTAACGTACCTGCTAAGGCATTAGTAACAGCATCACTTACAACAGGTGCAACCGCAGATGCGGCACTTCCCAAAACATAGGATTTAGCAACATCCCCTATGTTTTTTCCTTCAGCTACAGATATTCCAGCATTGATTAAAGGAACAAATTCACCCAAACCAGTAGCGGCGGCGGCTATGTCAACAATAGGTGTAATTGCTGGTGCAATAGAACTTAAAACACCGCCCCCACTTCCTTTTGTATAACCTACCTGACTGTTGCTTTGAATGGGTGACAAAACACCATTAGCATCCGCTTGAGCAACAATGTTTAATACACCACCATCACCTGCACCAACTTGAATGGTATATGTTCCATCTCCATTTGGATAAATATTTGCCAAAGCACTAGCAGGTATCAGGTTACCACTAGAATCATACAATGCCGTTTGAGTACTAGTTCTACCAGAACTTCCCATTGGTACAGCCCCAACCTTAGCAGTAACTCCACCATTTTGAATAGAATTGATGATACTTTGGTAATTGGAGCCACCTATACTTTGAACCGCCAAAGGCGCAGGTGTAGTTGATGCAGAAGTTGAGTCGGTGGATCCTCCTAAAGGAGCGGTTGTTTGTGAAGTTGTTGAACTTGTAGCATCAGTTGAGCCACCCAAAGGTGCAGTTGTTTGAGCGGGTGTTTGTGAACTTGTGTAACCGTTATAGGCATTTTGAATAGATGTGACATCAGTGCCATAATGGGATGCCAAAGCAGACGTAATATCAGGCGTGAGTCCACCTACAGACTGAACCGTAGCCGCCACTTGATCTGGTGTGGCATTTGGGTTGTCCGCAAAATACTGCGCGATCTGATCTGATACGGATGTATTTGTAGTCATGATGAACTCTTTACAACCATGGTATTACTTAAAGCAAAAGCCCAATCTTGCCACGTCTCAAATCCTCTTGAATCAGGTACACCGGATTGAGAGAAATATCCAATCCCACTCATGGCATCTGCCCACTCTCTCCATCTAGACTCTTCAATTGTCCCAAGTTGATTGGCGGCGAACTGCTCGGATGTTCGAGCACACCACAAATCCCACTCAAAGTTCCTTGGGTCAAGTGTGACTGCCATTACGGGTTCCCCGTTGACCTGACATCTCCAACTGTGAAGGAGACCAATACCTTACCCATTTGATAGTTACCACCATAAGTGTTTGACTCAAAGTGCAAACGCATCTCACGGCGTTGCTCTTTCATGTCAATCTTGAGAGTTGTTGGATCAAAGTTATATGTAACTGATGGCTGGTCTTGGTCGTCTGCATAACCCTTACCAGTCACAATCAACTGCATGGTTCCGCTCTGAATAAAGTCAGGCTCAACACGCTCGACTCTGGACCAATAGTTTTCGCCGGGCTGTGTGGTTGTGCCCACCAAATTACCCAAAGGACCTATTGCAGGCGTTTCAAAGTAACTGCGTATGGCGTCAACTTGAGTCAAATAAACGCTATCTACACCTGATTCATGTTGCCACAATGGATAAACATAAATGCTCATCGTGGTTGATGTAATCGAGGTATAAGAGTTATTCAGCGTGTAAGTACCCGTACCACCAGTTCCTGTACCCAATGCAGTTATATAGGTGTTTGCTTGGTAAGGATTGTTTGTTTGACCAGCAAAAGTGACGACTTGGCCTAAACTGATGGTTCCTGAAGTTACAGCAGTCACTGTCAATGTTGTACCAGAGATTGAACCTGTAAACGTAGCCTCTAAAACAGGATTTGTATCACCCCAAATAGGCTTGGGGAAAACTTCTGTATAGGTGCCTGCTGATCTTTGTGCGCCTAACGCTTGACCTGCGTCATACCAAGTTTTTTCTCTAACGTTGTAGACAATGGCATCTGTACACTCAGTGGCTGTACCCCTAGGATAAAACCACCAAATCTCACCATAACGGCTAACTTTGGTACACCAAACCTTTTGTCTTTGTGAGAAGTTGATGTTGTCAAAGAAGTAATTCTGATTGACAGAATTAGGGATTTCCATAACTTGACCGTTGTACATCAAAAACCGGTCAATCCCAACCCAGTAGAAAATGCCATCATATTCAATAACTGAACTAGAAGACATGATGGATGTCTGACTAGAAATCAAGTCATATGTCCAATAAGACGTGACAGAAGTTCCACCAACTGTGATGGTTTGGGGTGAATAAGCAACCCTAATCAACGCATCTAAGGCCCAAAATAGGCCACTAGGAGAAGTTGTACCACCACGGATAGGCAAACCCTTGACAATCTTACCTGTGGCTACGTTATTTGCGTTGGATACAGCAGATCCAAAGTCAGAAAAGTCTCCAGATCCACTATTTTGGATCAATCCGTTGTTGCCATAGACAAAAAGGTAGGGGTGAATCATCACGCAACCACCAGAGACAGCAATGTTGTTGTCAAAAGTGACGGTAGTTGCTCCAGAGCCAGTTGCGGCGGCACTCATGACCACTGTTGTACCACTGACGGAAACCACATATGCACCCGTGGCAATGTATGTTCCAGTTAAAGTTTGACCTGCCGCAATTCTGAGGTTAGATGCAGATAAAGTTAAGGTGGTTGTTCCATTGGCTGTGGCAGATTGGGTAAACACGCCAACTTTAGACATGGAAAGCGAATATTGATTTCCGGGGAACGTGCCATACAAGACTGGCGTATTAACTGTGGAGTCGATAGCGTTTAGGTTTTGACCGGGATGCGCCACCAAAGTATTCGCTCCACTACCCGAAGAGTTGTAACCAATGTCAAACTGCCACAAATTATTGAGGTTTGACGTAAAGTTACTCAAAGAGTATTCGTAGGGTCCAGTACCAGTTCCGTCGTTGTTACCAGTTACCCACTGCTCTAATCCGTTGGCGTTACCAGATACAAGGTAGTTCAAGCCGTTTGAGGACGACATCAACATACCGCGTGATACGCCTGATGCATTCAAGAAGATGGCTTTGTAGCCTCCCATCTTACGGGGCCTGCCACGTTGAAACCTTACCCACTGACCATCAATATATATAGGCGAGTCAAACTGCGTCCCGTCACGCTGGATGCCGGGTTGTATCTGTAGGGCAGTGACTTTAGCCGTCAAAATGTTCCCCCAGAAATACCATTGGCAACATACAAACCACTAGCAGTTAATGTCGCCGCTTGTGCACCATTCACCGTAAAACCGATTGTGTTACTAGCAGGCAAATAAAGGCCAGTGTTGGTGTTACCTGAGAAGTTAATGGATGGCGCAGTTGCCGAACCCACATTAGCGGTAAACGTACCTGAAGAGGCTGTATTTGATGTTGTGCTGTAGACGTTTGTTCCGTCACAGATGGCAAAAGCCGTAGATCCTTGGTTGACAACCAAAGTTGTTCCTGAACCTGCCGTCTTAAAAGTAACTGTGTATGAACCTGTAGTTCCGTTCTGTAAAGAGTACAGTTGAACAGTAGAGGGCAATATAACTGTTGCATTTGAGGTCAGAGTACCTGAATACTCTTGAACGACGTTTGAACCCTCAGCAGAGGTCAAAGTAATCGTGCCACCAGTAATTGTTTTGGTCAACTGAGTGAAGGCAAACTGGTTTGAACGGCCATAAGCATAGGTGTTGTATCCAGTGCTACCGTTTGACACAACCACCAAAGACTCAGTAAGCTGAAGCTGTTGAGTTGAGTTTCCGTCAATTGTGTCTGTACCAGTAGGTGTCAAGGTCAAAATACCTGTTCCACCATTCCTGATAATGACAAACCAGCCACCACCAACAGTTGAAGATGACGGTAATGTAATCGAACCAACACCAGACGACCAAACTTGGAATGACGCCCTATTGTTGGTTGTCAGTGTGGTGTTTGAATAGATGTTGGAGACTGGGATGGCGGCGTTTAGAGTGGTTCCAATAGCCGTTAAACCGAACCCAGCAAGCGCAGAAGCATTGGCTGAGGATGTACCTGCACCAAAGGTTACAGACGCCCATGTGCCGTTTGTAGTGGTGTTATCGGTCAACCAAATGAACTGAGCCACTCCAGAGGTCACAGCAATAATGGTATTGCCCGAGTTATCCGTGACCGTAAAAGTATTCGTACCGATGTTCCTAACGAGGACTGTTTGTCCAGTAGATACTTGCGCGGCTGGGGGTAACTCAAGCAATAACCCTGTTGTTGTCGCTGTACAGTCAATGATTGAACTGGCAGGAGTATTGGTGTTACCGTTTATTGGCCATTGAAGAACAGTATTAGAATTGATCGTAATGTTTTCATAGCTAACAGAAGATGGGCTTATCGTTTGCCCAGTGAACGGATTTACGTATGAAGTCATGATTAAGAGTCCTGTACAACTGTTTGACGATCCCCAATACGTAGGGTGTCTTCTGTTTTAAGAGCCGCCATTGCTTGGTCAAACAACGCATTCCAAGTGGCTAGACGTGGATCATCCTTCAAGAAAGGAGCGGTTTGCTTCAAAACTCCAAACAAAAGTGCATTTGGCGCATTTTGGGTCAACCAGTTAGTTTGATTGTCAGAAGCCAAAGGCTGTAAACGGGTATAGCAAAGAGCTTCAAAAGCGTAGTTTTGGTCAGGCGTAGGGGCAACAAACCAATGATCCCAGTCATAGTCTGCATAGTACAGAGGCTGAGATGTGTTGGATACATTGGGCCAGTATTCATTTAAATACTCCAGCTTGCGAAGTAAAACTGGTTGCTTGCCTGATGCAGTTGCAATTGTCATAGATACTGTTTTACGCCATCTTGCAGGTTTTGCAATCACTGGATTACCCGCATTCATGGTGCCATCTACAACAACCATTTGACCTAAGGTCTTGATTTCCTGAGCTATTTCAAACTCTGCCAAAGTAATGGCCGTAGGTATAAAGTTAACGACAGCGGTGTCGGAACGCTCTAAGTATTGCAATACTAAAGATGTTAGATTATCGTAAGTTAGAACGTAAGAAGGCGTAGTCATTCTTTGCCCTTATCAGCAGTTGCATATGTCGATTTTATCCCCTGTTAGACACCCAAGCAACTATAAAATTTTTTAAAAAATCAAGTATTTATGACCCAATTGTCACATAGTTAATCCAAAATGAGGTTTTCAACCCACCTAGGAGCTTTCCATGCAGTACGAAACAGTGGTGTCTATCTGCTTGATTTTCATGCATTACCCCGCTAGATTGCACGGATGGTAATGCACATAAAAGGCACAATTATGACAAGACTTGAAGTGCTTGTTGTATTAAGTGGATTCTTTCTTGCAAACCAAAGGTTCCACCGTTAATACGCTTTGTTAACCCTTCCCAATTCTCGGCTTCTGCAAGTTCATTGCACCCATGGGTCTTCCAAAACCAACCTGCGGAAAGAGCGGCAAACATAGGCGTGGCCACTAGCTCAGGTTTAGCTACCATATTTTGGTTAATATTTTGACCAAAATGCCAGTAGTTATCGTGTCCAGTCAACTGAATACATCCACGGCCGTGAAATCGCCATCCATCTCCTGACGATTCGTCTCTGTTTCCCATTCGGTTAGCATAAATGCGATTGGCAATTTTCTCTGCTTTATGGGCGTAAACAGGTATCTCTTCTGGTTTGAACTTGTGACCAAACAAGGCTTGAAGGGTTTCTGGTCGATAGTTGAGATTTTCTTCCAGTGTTTTGAAGTGGTTGCACTCGTGTGAACACTGCCCAATAAATGAAGCCTGCTTACGTACATCATCAATTCCAAACGTAGAAAAGGTGGTAGTTAAAGGCTCAGACCATTCAGATCCAATCCCCAAAGCATGGAGTTTTTCAGGGCTTAACATTGACCATTTCCCTTACTTGGTTGTACTGGGCGATGCAGGCGTTGAGGTTGACGATGGCTGTGTCTCCGTCTGCGGCGATGGCGACAATATCTTTAATAGCCTGTCGGTCAGATTTGCCTGCATCGGTTGTATTTCCTCCGCTAGAGGAGGCATCTGAACTGGCTTGAACGGAACAACTGGAGGGGAGGCGCAACTCGCCAGCGTCAATCCTAGCATTAAGGCTAGTTTTGTTTGAAATAATTTCATTAGTTGCTTTCCGAAGTGAACTACTCAAATTTTTTACTTTGACACTTAGCTCTGCTTCTTTTGCACGAGCTTCTGTATTGAGTCGTTCAATTTCTGCTTGATCTTCTGCAACGCGCTCTTGATAGCCTGAATGATGTCCATATGAGTAAACTCCTAAAATAGCGCAAATCGCGCCGATGATTAACCAAGGGTTGAACAAACTAAACATTTACAAACCCGCCCTAGCTCTTGCCATTCTTTCTCTCTCAGCATCTGATTCTAACGTCGGCGGACTAACTGGCGCAGGAGGTGGAGTCCAATTAGGATTAGCCATAATAATAGGAGCAGGTGGTGGGGGTGGCGGTGCGACATAAGCATCCTTATTCGACTTTGCGGCGTTCATCATATTGGTGGCTTCGTTGGTCAGCCCTTTGGTCAGAATACCACCGATACCGCCCACAATCAACAAAACAATGTCGTTGAGCATCTTAGTATAGGCTTGATCTATTGGAGCCATCTGTTTGATAGGCTGGCTCACAAACGTCACTGAATACAATAGCGCAAATGTAATAAACGCAAAGATCAACGTCACCATAATGATCACAAAAGCCCTTACACGGACTTCTATCTCATCGGCAGACAGGCGTTCCTTGGGGCTGTTGAGCAGGAGCAGTAGTAGTTCCTTCAATTTTCTTCTCCAATATGGGGGCGACTAAGTAATCAGGACAATCCTGATTGAATTCACATCTTGGTTTCTGACAACGCTCTTTGCCAAAGTTATCTGGATCCTGACAATAATACCTATAGGTATCGTTACAAGACGACAAAAGAAACACAGAGGTTAACAATAGAGCGTATTTCATTGGTTATCCACTTTTTTCACGGCTTTCTCAACCCTGATCTCCATCATCCTTATGTCAACATACATCCAAGCAATTAAAGGAAGCAATAACAACAAAACGCACATTAAAAGAACTGTTAATACGAGGAAAAGTGAGTCAGACTTATCATCATCGCCCACGTCCACGCTATCATCAGAAGGGTAACCGTTATGACCACGGCTCTGGTTTTGATTTGATCCAGCTTTTGCCTTCGTTGCCATGCCGCCCTCCGTTGTTTCAGCAGTTCTTCCCTCCTTGCCAATCTTTGCTTGGTCGCAATATCGCCAATCGTGTTGTTAACCCTGCTGTACAAATCCTTCAGCTCGGCTGGCACATGGTAGACCATGTAATCAGATAGCTCCGTATTCAGCTTTTCCATTTGCAAATTGGCAATGACCAATTTTATCGCAATGTCCTGTCCCTCGTCATCTCCAGCGTGTAAGGCCAACTCTTCTTGCTCTTTGACATAATTCTTTAACCCATTGTAGGCTTGAAAAAACTTAGTCAAAGATTCTGCAACTTGAGAGAAGATTAAGTTTTCGTCAAACTCTAGGGCTGATTTTCTCTTTGGCTTAACGGTTTTATTCTGTTGAGGCTGTACCTCATGCTTTTCCTCTTCACGTCCAAAGATCTGAGCAAAAAAGCCAAATAAGCCTTTCGTTGACTTTTTAACATTCTGTACATCTTTGGCCACGCCTTGAACTTCATGGACTGCTTCAGTAACAAGCTGTCGTCCTTCTTTGTACATCTCGCAGGAGTCTTTAATGAACTTGAGTGCCCCCGAAGCCAAAGCGACCAGCGTGAACGGATCAATTTCTACACCCCGAAGAACTTCTTGAAGAACTCAGCGGCGATTCCCGGCCCTAAGAGCACCATTAACATAACCCCATAGAGCAAGTACTCTATCTTGGTCATGCGCCGCTCTCCTTCTTTCAAAGATTGGGCTATTTGCCTATATCGCTCATCACACACAGCAACATGAACAGCTAAGTCTTTTTCTGTATCAGACATTTCAGTCAAAGCCTCTTAAAGTCTTAGCTAAAGTCTTACGCTTTGCCATCTTGGGTGAATCAGTAGATTTGACAGCTAACTTCTTAGTTGGGATCTTCTGTCCTTCAGGGACGTGGAGGGCTTTATGCAGGGAGCCGGGCTTTTTAATCGCTTTTTGAATCCACTTCTCACTCATGATTGCTCCTTAGGTTCTTCTGTAGCTTCAGCAGGCTGTTGAGCCTGAACTTGGGGGGTTGCTTGCAATTGAATGTTGCTAATGAGTCCTGCAGAAGTGCTAAAAGGAAGTTGTCCTAAAGCAGTCAACAAAGCATTGACTTCATCTAATGTGTATTTGAGTGTGATTTCCATTTGTTACGCCTTTGTGTTAGATTCAAGCGCAGAAATACGCTTGCGAAGTGATTGTAATTCAGCAATCATGTTTGCAATCATTTCAGCAGATGAAGCGTCAACTTGTTGGTAAACAGGATTTCCGTTTTCATCTACTGCATTTGGTTCCCCATGAACTGCATTTGGGATGACTTGTTGAATTTCATCAGCAATAAAACCAGAATCTTGTAACCCAGTTTTAATCCAAGTAAAAATTCTAGGTTGTAAAGCATCAATAAATGTACCACTTGATGACAAACTTGTAATATTGGTTTTTAGTCTTCTATCAGATGTTCCATTGAAAAAACTTGAAGTTCCATTGGTGGTTATGCTTCCAACATTGGTGTAACTAGAAATGTTTCCACTAAAAAGCGAAATAAGTGAAGACGATGTATAAAAAGTATTAAACGTAGCCGCAGAACTAGCGTTTGACTGGCAATCAAAAAGTGCAGGGAAATAAGCGTTTGAGGTAGTTTTAAAATATGCATAAGTAGAACTACCCCCACTGATTGAGGAACCGGGGTTAGTGGCTCCAAAACCAGCCAACCCATTTACTGTGATAACACTATTTACAGTAACTGTTCCAGTATTAAAAGTGTTTGAGCCACTAAATGTATTGTTTGCAGAGGTAATTGCTACGTTAGTAATGTTTCCTGTTGATCCATTCACTGTCAAAACACCAGTGTTGTTCAATGTAACATTACCAGTAGGCGAAGATGCTGAAATTCCACTTCCAACATAAATACCTGTAACTCCAGAACTGCCACCAGTTGACGAAATTGTTATGTTGCCAGAACCATTACTAATCGTAATACCTGATCCAGCAGACAAAGTATTGGCTGTATAGCCTGAACCGTTGCCAATCAATATTTGACCGTTGGCAGGCGTAGAAGCCACTCCAGTGCCTCCATTAGCCACGTTTAATGTGCCACCAAGGGTAAGGGTGCCTGAGGTAGTGATTGGGCTTCCTGAGAAAGTTAAACCAGTCGAGCCACCTGAACCTGAGACGCTTGTAACCGTACCACCACCTGTACCAGTAGCAGAGATTTGGATGCCACCAGAGGTGTTGACAATAGAAACACCAGTTCCAGCAGTCAAGGTAGCTCTTGTGAATCCTGTACCATTTCCAATGTCAATTTGACCGTTAGAAGGTGTAGAGGTAAGGCCAGTTCCACCGTAGGCAACACCTATGGTAGAACCGTTCCATGTTCCAGAAGAAACTGTACCTAGTTGGGATGTACCAGACACCACAATGTTGGTAAAGTTTCCACCAACAGAAGAAGCTTTTGCTAGAGCTGTGACTGTTCCACCAGTGGTTTTGTAGTAAAGAATGCCATCAGTGGTATTGATAGCAAGCTCACCCAAAGCTAAATTGGCGTTTGAAGGCACATTTGTAGCAGTAGGTGAGTTATAAAGAATGATTGGTGTGTAACCTGATGCTGACATTTTTTGTCCTTAGAATGTGATTGAACCTGATGCTGTGAATGTGTAGATGTAATACCCATTAGCCGTGGTTTGTGTTGTTCCTGAACCTGTTGTGGATGCGGCTAGTTTATAGGTGTTGGGGTAACGGATTATGACAATACCTGAACCACCTGCGGCTCCTGTTGCAGGCCCATTAAACCCACCTGAACCACCACCACCACCTCCAGTATTAGCAGTTCCAGCAGTAGCATTAGATGAATCACCACCTCCATTACCTCCACCCCCAACACCACCCCTTCCGTAAGTGGTTGTTTGATTTCCAATACCTCCACCACCACCGCCAGCATAAGCCGTTACTGTGCCTGAAATAGAACTTGCAATTCCTGCACCCCCATTACCAGCTATTGATGTTGCTGGCAATCCAACTGTTCCAGCACCACCACCACCACCATTTACATAATTATTTGAACTTCCACCAGTACCGCCAGCGTTTCCTTGGCCTGAAATACCTGCACCACCAGATGTTTGTCCAGCATCCCATCTGCCACCGCCTCCGCCAGAACCACCAGAGCTACCAGCAGTTGCATAACCTTGCCCACCACCCCCACCTGATGCTACAAAATTTCCTGTGGTCGCGCTTGATGATGTAGCTAATAAAACTGAATTTCCACCAGTACCTGCATTACTTGCTGTAGTTCCTCCTGTGCCACCAGCACCAACAGTAACCCAACATTGAATTCCTTGCGTTATGGAAGAAAACCCAGAAAGCAAACCACCTGCACCGCCACCCCCGCCATTAGCATAACCACCACCACCGCCACCAGCAACCACAAGGTACTCAACAACAGGAGGGCTAATTCCACTCCAATTCTGTGCTTTGACAGCTTGACTTACTTGAGATAGCGTCCAGACTCCAGAATACTGCGCCATATTAGGCTCCAGTTGAAGGTGTAGGTGTAACTTCAGGTGTAGGTGTTGGGGTGGGTGTAACTTCAGGAGTTGGTGTAGGAGTGGCTTCAACCACAGGAGTTACATCAACCCAAGCCTTTGTAGGCTCATCCCATGCATAGATTTTGCCTTCATGGACAGGCATAGCAACAGGATTAACCCATTGCCATGTTGGTGCGCCAATTGTGAATGAATCACAGGTAACACCATTTCTGTCTACTGGACGTGGAGCATGGAAAACATCGTTGTTTTTGTCGTAAACGTAACCAATACCAGCGTAGTTTGCTCTCAAAGGAGTACCGCCACCATTGTGTACGCCACCATGAGTGTTATAGCTTGTTTGCACCCACTCAGAAGGGTCACCCCAGTGTCCAAGTGCAAGTGTTTCTGCTTCGATAACAATGACGTTATCTACGATACCTTGTGAATTAACGTGAGCAAAGTGAGACATTTAAAACTCCTTAAAAAGTAATTGTGCCTGAACTTGTCCAGACGTAAATTTGATAACCATTATTGTAATAAACCTGTGGTGTAGACGCTCCACCAAATGAGGAAGGAGGAGCACAGTTAGCAGGGTAGCGAATAATGACTATGCCTGATCCTCCATTGCCAGCAGGTCCTAAATTTCCACTTGCTGCACCTCCTCCAGAACCAGTATTGGCAATAGCACTTGTAGCAAGCAAGGTAGTATTCCAGCCACCATTACCACCACCAGAATTCCCCAACCCAAAGGTAGTTCCACCATCAGTACCACCGCCACCGCCACCTGCATAAAAAACTCTTGAGCCTGTAATTGTTGAGCAGGTTCCTGCTCCTCCATTACCAGGTTGTCCAGTTGTTGCTGCGCTACCAACACTTCCAGAACCACCACCGCCACCACCATAAGTTGGCCCGCTATAAGTTCCACCTACCCCACCTGCATAGCCTTGACCTGATGTTCCAGAACCAGCAGTAAATGCTCCACCGCTATAACCTCCACCTCCACCAGAACCACCTGATGAACCAGCAGAAGAAAATCCACCACCGCCACCACCACCAGTTGCAGTTACAGATGAAAATACTGAATTTGAACCATTAGTTCCATTTAATGCTGAACCTCCAGTAGTAGAACTTCCTGCACCTCCACTGCCTACAGTAACAGTTAAAGATGAACCAGCGATTACAGCAAAGTTATTTGCAGTTAATAAACCACCAGCTCCACCACCTCCATCATAGCCACCACCCCCACCTCCACCTGCCACAACCAAATACTCTACAGTTGCAGTAGGCAAAGATGTCAAAGGGTTTAATGTTCCTGTGATGATTCCGCCGATATATGATTGACTCATTTTTATTCCTTAGAACGTCACAGTTCCGCTACCAGTCCAAGTGTACACACGATTCTTGTATCCTAGTCCTGTTGCAAATGGGGATAGTTGGCTCCAAGGAGCTGAAACAGAAATTGAAGAAGTAGGGGAAAAAGAATTAGGTGATGAATCTTGCAAATATGCTCCTGATACACTATTCAATAACAACGATGTTCCTGAAATAGAAGTCAATGGAATTGTGCTAGGTGTGAAAGAACTTGTATATAAACAAGTTCCTTTGATAATTCTTAAATTAGTTATATAACCAGAATACCAGCCATTTGCTCCATCCCAAGGTGAATCTCCTACACAAGTCCCACCTTGACCAAAATCATATAAACTTGTATCAGTTGTTCCTGTTTTTTCTAAAAAACCATTGATAAATAAACGAATAATATTACTACTATCTCTTGTTGCCGCTATGTGATTCCATGTATTTGCAATAAGATTATTTGTTGAATAAACTGCTGATGTACTATCATGAGAAACATTGCCAATTCCAACTTTACTTGCTAATGCACTTAAAGCTGATGTTCCCCAAACTCTAATAAAAGAAGCATTATTAGAAAAAGTATCATTTGAACCAATAATATTTTGATAAGGTGGAGATGAGCCATTCCAATAAACCCAGCATTCAATTGTAAATTGACCACTTAAACTCATGGCAGATGATGACGCATATGTAACTTTGTTACTAGAACCATTAAAGTTCATACTACCACTGCCACTTGTAGAAGCAGTATATGTTCCTGTCAATGCTGATGGTGCGTTATAGGTATCTGGGTAAGAAATGATGACGATGCCTGATCCGCCTGTGCCACCACCCCAAACCGTTCCATTAAATCCACCGCCACCTCCTCCACCACCTGTATTAGTAGTTCCTGAACCACCAGCGGCAGTATTATTTCCTGTCCCACCACCACCTACACCACCAATACCAAAAGTTGAAGAACTTGCTGATGGAGAACCACCACCTCCTCCAGCATATGTAGTAACTGTTCCAGATATTGCCGATGCTACACCAGCGCCTCCGTTACCTGGCACAAGCGATCTAGCATTTAATCCGACAGTTCCTGCTCCTCCACCACCTCCACCCATACCCGCATTACCACCGCCAGCATAGCCAGTCCCACCAGCATTACCTTGATTTGCAGTACCTTGACCAACCGCAGATATTGATCCACTATCATTTAATCCGCCACCACCACCTGAACCACCAGCTAATCCATTTGTAGGTGTAGATGAGTTCCATGAAGAACCTCCTCCACCACCTATAGATGTAATATTTGCAAAAACAGAATTGTTACCAGAGGTTCCTGTACCGCTAGGAGTTGCACCTGCACCTCCACTGCCAACAGTTACAGTTACAGATACGCCTGCTGTTACATTTGATATTCCTTGTAACAATCCTCCAGCTCCTCCACCAGAGCCATCATTTGATCCACCCCCACCACCACCTGCTACAACAAGGTATTCAACTGCGGGGGTTGCGTATGATGAATTGCCAGTAAATGGAAATGCTTGTTGAGTAGTAACAGAACCGTTATTTGTAATTGACAAAGCATTACTTGAGTTATCAACAATTGTTGAATTTTGTAATGTCAGTATTGCTGTGTTTGTAATATTGCTTAATGGAGATGATGAAGGAGTAAAGTTAGATGTGTATAAGCAAGTACCATTTAAAATTCTAAAGTTTGATAATAAACCATTACATCCACCATCAATTGCTCCATTGTAATACTCAACGCCAAGTCTTAATGTACTTGAAAAAGCATTGCTATTTGTTGCAGTAGTTCCATTTGATGTGCCATTGATGAACATTCTTATTACGTTACTTGCATCCCTTGTAATAGCAACGTAAGTCCAAACATAAGGATTGGTTGATGTATTTTGCAATAAAGTTGCATTATTGGTATAAAGTTGATTAAGCGTACCGCCTGTACCAATATAAAATTCTAATCCTGTGGAAGTATTAACATCACCCAAAGTAAAATAACTTGAGTTGCCTGTTGTGTTTCTATAGTACCAAAATTCAATTGTAAATTGACCAGACAAAGTTGCTGGCAATGTTGCTTGCAAATATTGAGATAAGCTACCTGTTGGGAATGAACCAGCATAAGTAGATGGATTACTCCAAGCCTTCTGTATCAAGCCTTGTAACTGCTGTTTGAGAGTGAATAGACCTTGTGCCATTTTTTGTTCTCAGAATGTGATTGTGCCACTGGCTTTAAAAACATAGACGTTATAACCAAGAGCTTGATAATATGTGGGTGAGCCTGTTGTTGATGTGGCTTGGGATAGATAGGAAGGGTATCTGATGACTACGATTCCTGAACCGCCTGCTCCACCTGTTTCAGATGATCCACTACCTGAACCACCACCTCCACCACCACCATTGCCAGTATTTGCAAGACCATTGATTCCAGGATTGCTTCCAGAATCTCCGTTGCCACCATTACCATTATTACCAGAGCCTGATGCTCCACCAAGACCAGGTGTTCCTGTGCGAACACCACCGCCACCTCCAGCCGCATAAATAGCAGGAGAACCAGTTATAGAACTACCCAAACCTGCGCCACCATTACCAGCCAAATTTACACCAGCATTACCACCAGCAGAGCCTGCACCGCCTCCTCCACCACAAGAATACCCATTGCCAGATGTTGAGGCATTACCCCCTGCATTTCCTTGCCCAGATGTTCCTGCGCCTCCAGTTTGTGCAGTTCCAGAACTTCCTGCTCCTCCAGCAGAACCACCACCAGAGCTATTGGAAGCATATGCACCAGCACCACCGCCAATTGCAGTTATTGATCCAAAAACAGAGTTTGCTCCTTGTGATCCACCAGACCCAGCAGAAGCAGTAGATGCTCCAGCACCAACAGTCACAGTAATTGATGATCCTATGGTTACAGAATAGCCTGTTGCAGTTAGTAATCCACCAGCGCCACCGCCCCCACCCCAATAAGACGAACCAGAACCACCTCCAGCGACAACAAGATACTCTACTGTTTGAACAGGGTAGTTCAGCCCATTGTATTGAGCAGAGATGAAACCGCCTTGATGAGTCAAACTCATGGTCAGTCCTTAACTAATTGCTTCAAACGATGCTGTGTATGTCAAAGCAGATGCAGTACCAGATGTAACGCCAACTGATTGGTTTTCTGTCAAATAAAACGCTGTTGTCTTATCGGTCACAATCACTGAAGCATTTGGTGGAACACTGATCTGATATGCCAAATATGAAACTACAGTTGCGCTACCAAAGGTGGCATTGTTACCAATACCCACAGTACAGGTGGCCGCACTTGAGGTTGTATTTGACACAACAATGTTGTCGATCTTATTGACGGTATTCGTGGCAGGCGTCAATCCTGTCAGCGTTGTTGTACCGTTATAAGTCCAAGATGTTGTTGCACCTGTGGTACTTGGAATAACATATGCCGTATTTCCATAAATACTCGTTACGTTAACAATATTTGGATTTGCCATTTAATGCTCCTTAGAATCCGAAAATTAGAGCCATCGCAATGGCTTTACCTGTTGAAATACCTGCTGTGCCCCATGTGGGAGTACCAGAACCGTTTGAAAGAAGTGCTTGGCCGGATGTGCCAGCAGAAGTGAATGCATATGCACTACCTGTTCCATATGCCACAGCACCAGCAGTAGGAGTAGCTGTACCACTTGTACCACCATTACCATATGCCAATGTTCCTGTTACATTTGCTAAATTAACAGAACCAATAACTGTTTTTAAATTACCATTTGTATCTGTTGTACCATCAGTTGACCAAGTATCTCCAACTTGAAGTGTTACTTTAACAATTGTTCTTAAAGTTGAATTGTCGTTATAACTAATGGTTAATGTGTTGGCAACAGTGTCAATATTTGCAATATAGATGGTTTTGATTAACCGTCTAGTTGACGATGCTGGAGCTGAAACAAGCGTAACTTGGGATGTTCCATTCAATGCTCCATCACTAGAACCTTCTACAAAACTACTTCCAGTGTCATCTGAGTAAGCAGTTACAAAAGATGGGTTCGTAGTGGTAGCCGAAGCTCCCATCTGCACCGTTATTGATTTGGTTGTTGCGTCTAAAACTAACATGGTTTACCTTTATCTTGAAATGAACCAAGCATACGCATAGGCAGAAGTAGAACCACCTCCACTGGATGCTATTGTAATACCACCACTTGAATTTGTAATGGTTATGTTTGATCCTGCCGTTAATGTTGAACTGGTGTAACCAGTTCCATTGCCTATGAGCAAAGCCCCATTTGATGGAGTTGTTGTTATGCCAGTTCCACCATTTGTGGTTGCCAAAGTACCAGCTAGAGTAATTGCTCCAGTAGTTCCTGTATTTGGGGTAAATCCTGTGGTTCCAGCACTAAAGCTAGTCACTCCACCTGTGGATGCCGCCCACGTTGCAGTAGTACCGTTTGACGTTAATACATAACCACTGGTACCAATACCTAATCTTGTGGCACTGTTTGTACCATTCCCAATGATCAAGTCACCAGTTGTGGTGATTGGAGATAGGTTATTGAAGCCTGCAGAAGCTGTAATGGCGTTTGTTCCACCATTGGCAATAGGTAAAGTACCAGTCACACCAGTGGTTAAAGGCAATCCTGTAGCATTGGTCAAAGTACCAGATGAAGGAGTTCCTAGTGCACCGTTATACAAAACAACTGCACCTGCTGACCCTGTGTTGACTGCCAAAGCTGTTGCAACACCTGTTCCAAGGCCACTTACACCAGTGGAAATGGGCAAGCCTGTGGCGTTAGTTAAAACTGCCGCAGAAGGCGTTCCAAGGTTGGGAGTCACCAAGGTAGGGCTAGTAGCCAAAACAACGACTGTGCCTGATCCTGTGGTCGAATAAGATGTTCCCCAAGCTGATCCTGTGGAGTTAGCTATACCAGCACTAGGATAAACCATTGAGCCACCACCAGTAGCGTTCAATGTGCCACCAGAGAAGGTCAAATTTGTACCAATTGTGACGTTGCTGAACCCACCTGAACCGTTTCCATAAAGGATTGAGGTTCCAGAAGTGGGAGGAGCGTAGTCTGTGCCTGAGGTGGCGGCACTTATCGCTGTGCCATTACCCTTCAAAAGCCCCGTAATCGTCGTAGAAAGCGTTATTGCAGGCGTCGTGGTGCTATTGGCTACCGTTCCTGCAAAACCGTTTGCAGACACCACAGAAACGGCTGTAACTGTACCTGTACCAGCGGCATTTGACCATGTTGGAGGACTTGCTCCATTACTTGTCAAAACTTGACCAGATGTACCAGCAGATGTAAAGGCAAAAGAAGTACCATTACCATACGCTACACCACCAGAAGTTGGAGATGCAGTGGAATTTGTACCACCTTGTGCGATTGGTAAGGTTCCGCTGGTTATCTGAGATGCAGATATAGCTATGTTTGTGTTTGTAACGCTTGAAATCTGCCCATAAGCGTTTGTTGTGATGACAGGTACAGTAGATGCACTACCATATGTTCCAGCAGTTCCTACGGTCGCTAAAGCAATCGTACCAATAGTGGTGATTGTTCCACCTGTTAGGCCAGCACCAGCAGTGATTGAAGAAACCGTACCACCAGAAGGAGCAGTTCCACTAGAAGCTGAGGTCAATCTTCCATAAGCATCTACGGTGATGGTTGCGTAGTTATAGGTGCCTGCAGTTACAGCAGTTGTGGTCAAACCAATTGTGGGATTACCAGTCGAAGCATCGCCATTGGTAACAGCAATTTGACCAGAGGTTCCTGTGATGGTTTTGTAGCCTAAGGTGGTGCCATTGACTGAGAGAAGGCCAGTGCCTGAGACTGCGGCAAAGTTTGCCAGCACCCCACTCGTTGAAATTGTTGGATTACCACCTACTCCATTACCATTTGTAATTGATAAACCAGAACCTGTGACCGTGATTGTTCTTGGTGTAATGGTTCCTGCACTTGTCTTGGCAATCACGCCAACACCAGATGCCTCTAAGGAACCAGAAGTACCATTCAAATAAATTTGATAGCTTGACCCTGCTCCACCATCAGTCAATCCCAAACCTGTACCTGTGGTCAAATAACGTGATGAAGGCAAGGCAGGCGTAGCATTGACCGTCAAAAAGCTATATGTGCTCAGGTTTGAGGTAGCCTGAATAGCACCTGTCGTAGTCTGTACCGTCACCCCATTTTGGACAACAGGAACAGCCTCAGAGCCTGTTAGGGCACCTGCTACTGGTAATTGTGTAATCGTCACATTCGCCACGTCAGGCTCCTTGTTTTTTGCGTTTAGCCCAAACTTCTTTCACAGCTAAAGACACAGATTTTTTGTGTTCTTCAGAATGCTTCTTTCCAAGATGTGCTAATTTTAATTTCAATTTCTGTTCTTCGGGCATTATTCGACCCTTATTAGGACCAACACAACCCTTTTTTGAATCACTGATTTTTCTCTTGATTTCATCAGTTAAAACAACTCCCTTTCTGTGTGGAGTCAATCCTTCTCTGGCCTTTAGCATTTTTTCTAAATGACCATTTGGCATTTTTGTGCCTTTTTGTTTGTCACTTATTTTCTTTTTAATCTCATCATCAAAAATAATTTTTTTGCCATTTGACCTGTTATAAAAAGTATTTTTGTCTTGCTTAAACAAACCAGAGATCAATGCTTTTTCAAAACTTGCACAAATGTCATAGTCACCTTCAAACAAAATTTCTCTAGTAAAGTCACTTGGTCTGTCAGAATATTCTTTCAACATAGACTTGGATGAGCAAACATATCCATCATCTGTATTTCCAAGATGCACTCCCACATAAACTTTTGCAGTTTTATGATCTGACCAGCAGTAAGTAAAGCCATTAGCCATAGTTATTGGTTCTCAGGTGGACTTGGACTTAGTGTATCTAGATTACCATTTGTTGATGGTGTTTGTGTATTATTTTCTGGTGACAAGGCCCATTGACCATATCCAGTTTCAATGATTGCGTCTGGCACCACGTCAATGTTGGTATCAGGTCTGGGAAAACGAATGTTGATGCGTTCCGTCTTCCGAGCCGCCAACCTATATGGGTCCTTTTCATCCTTACAGCCTTGGGCACACACTCGGAGGCCGGGGAAGTTAAAGTCCATACTCATCTCTGCATGGGGACGCTTCATCTTACATCTATCGCATATCGCAATAGATATATCAGACATCCCTCGTGTATCAATGAATATAGGCATAAGTAATACTTTCTACCTCGTATAAACTGAAATATTCGGTGAGAAGTACTCAGGAGACTTGTCACGCTCTTCTTGCTCGACGTCGTAGAGGAACTTGTCAGCCATTTTCTCCAAATAAGCTATGCGAGTTGGGTCAACTTGTGGCAACTCCAAGCTCATTCTGTGAGCTAGCATGAAAATAGTGGCTTCATACCACCTTTGTGGGATGGCTAACTGCTGTTGAAGCGTTCCAACGTCCTCAATCTGGGCTGAATACCACACAGTCATCTGCACAAATGACGTATTTGGCACAGGCCAGAGCGTCATGGTAGGCTGATTGATGGTTCGTTGAAAATAATATTGAAAAGGCTGGTTAGCAGTGAAATTTTTGTTGGGCAAATTGGTGTAATCGTCCCTATTTAGACGAGACATCTCAATTTCTGTGCTGTTATTGCCTAAAAACCACTCTCTAAGGGCCAAAGTTGTGCCATTGAAGGCTTGGATTCGGTAGAACTCGACGTTAAAGCCGGGGTCCACATCCTGCCACACCCACTGCCCATCAGTCACAGTCACATTTGTACCTGTGTAAATGGTCTGCCAGTTCACCCCATCGCTCGAAGCTTGCAAATAGTAGCTCCAAGTTGCTGTTCCAAAGTTTGCCACATAAGGCATGATGCCTATTGAGCCAATGTATTGGGGGTTTGATGTCCCATAATCAACTTGAAAGTAGCTATTGGGGTTAGTTTGCTGGCAGTAAGTCGATGTGTTTCCATCGCTGATGTTGGCAACAACGCCACCAGCACCAGATGTGTATGAGCCAGAAGGTCTTGCCAATTGTCGATATAAGACGTTTAGAGCGTCGTTTGCACCTAAGGGTAGCAGATACTCATACTGGTTGGCAATCAAGCCTACAACGGTCTTTTGGATGGCAAAATACTGTATTCCACGGTTGATCATGTTTGACAAAAGAAAATACAAGTTTTCTCTTGCAAACTGTTGTTGCTCGTCAGTGATCTCTTCAGCTAATTTTCCACAGCGACGCACAGCATGGTCAATGACCGTCTGCGTATTTATCACTGTGGTGCTTACGGTTCCTGAGAAAGCCATGTTTTTTCCTTACCAACCAGAACAGTTCCAACGCTTTAATGATGCTTTTGCTCTTGGTGCATCACCCTTGGCGTGTTTAACTACTCCAGACATCCTTGCACAAAACGAATCTTTTCTTGAGCCACCATGAGGCTGGGGTGCTTTGAGATGGCTACCAGTCTCTCGATTGTACTTTTCTCTGCCCTTGGCAGTTAGTCCAGCACCCCTGTCTGTCGATAATTTTTCACCACGACTGACAGCCAAGTTGACGCCACCACCATCTTTTTTCTTCGCAGTTTTAGCTGACTCAATAAAGGCTTCCTTGGTTGGGGCACCCTTAGCTCCGACACGACGCATTTTTTCGCCTGATCCATGGGATATCCGCTCCTGTTTAGCATGGATATTGGCATACAAGCCACCTTTTGCCATCTTCTTCCCCTCATCAGCTTTGACGAACTCTTTGCCAACCTTTTGAGGAACGCCACCAAAGCCACCCTTGGTGTGGGCGGCGGCTTCCATCAGTCGATGTTGAGCAGGCGATTTGCTAGGCATTATGAACCTGAACCTGTTACAGCATTATTATTTTGAATCAACTTACCAGTAACAATAATGCCTGCGGCTATGGTTCCAGTATTTGTGCTCAACTGCCATTGAATATCTGTCTTTTCTGCGTAAGCAAAAGGATCAGATGCTCTTGAAGCTGTGTAAATAGAAACAAATGGTTGTTGTAGAACAGCCAATTTAACGCCAGTTGCATTGTTGATTGCTTGCACTCTGTAAGTGATGATCGTGCTTCCAGTATAGCTATTTGAACTATTAACTTCAGCAAGGTCTAAATAGAAAGTGTAACCAGCAGGAACTGTGTAAATAGTGCTTTGTGATTTGCCAATACCAACATTGATTTGGGCAACAATGTTTGAAGATTGTTTCAATGTGATGGTTCCAACATTGGTGTTTTGCCCAGTGCCGGGCGAGACCATCAACAAACTATTAACTCTAAAGTAACTGTTTACAGTTGTAACTGCACCAGTTCCATTCATTGCCAATGTTTCAGAAATTGGATTAAAACTTGAATCCAATCCACTGATTAAAATTTTTGCAGACGTATCATCAGACGCAGAGGTACTCACCAACGACAAAGTTGATGCTGATGTTATGTATGTGTATGTAGTTGCATTTTCCCAAATAGGAATCGCAGTTGTGGTTACTGAAGATTGATAACCAAAAAGGCTAACAACGCTGTGCCCATAAATTTGACCTCTTGCTACTTGAAGGTCAAACGGCTCATACGCACCTGCTCGTGTTACTGAAGCAACAATTCCATTACTCATGATGTATTCCTTAAAGAGTGGGAGCCTAAGCCCCCACCTTACTTAACGCTTGATACTGCCACCACGACGCTTTTGTGGAGGAGTCACAGAAACTTGTTTAACAGTCTTTGTAACGCTTCCAGCAGGCGGTGTAGTGCTACCCATACCAATAGCTGATTTGACCATGTTGTAACCCTTTCTAATGGGGTCTAACATCATGTTTCTCATCGCTAAGTTATCAGCAGTGTCCTGTTTTGCTACAGAGTCATATCCACCACGAGACAAATCGTTTTCATCTGTCCCTTCAGCAAACTTTTTTACTCTGCCACCTTTTTTGAAAGTGCCAGAAAGTTCGTTGATGTGAACTGGTCTAGAAGCAGGCTTGTGAGCTTGGGGCATTACCACGGCAGAACCCTGTTTATTAACAGCGCCCCCCGTGGCGAAGTGCTTTTTTACGGCATGACCTCCACGCTTGAAACCACCAGCATTGGACTCCATCACTTCACCAGTCTTGGTGTGTGTTTTGCCCTTAGGTGTAGTAGAGACGTTGTCTTCAGCTCCCATGACGCGACCACCCATAGCATAGTGATGTTTACCACCACGCTTGTGATGTGCCTTGCCACCATGCTTATAACCACCGTCATTAGCCATATCCACACCACCTGTACCGTGAGCAGTATCACGTCTACCTTGGTGAACTAAAGTATTTTCGTAATCGTGCTCATTGCCCTCAATGGTTCCACCCATTACGATCCTACCTCTTGTATCGCTCTCGTTGGTCTCAGCAGGAACTGAACCGCCAGTAGCATACTTACCACCTTTGCACATAGCTTTGTGGTGTTCCATCATTTTCTTGTGATGAGCAGAACCGCCTTCTTTGTGCATTTTGGCGTGGTGTTTAGCCATATGCTTGTGGTGCTCCATAGAGCCTTCTGGGTGTCCAGAAACGTGATGCACTTTGCCACCAGCTTTGTGGTGAACTTTTCCACCATGCTTGTAGCCACCTGCATTACCTTCTTTGACAGCTCCAGTACCGTGAACTCTGTCACGCTTGGCTTCATGCATCTCAGTGTTAACGTAAGGCTTCTCGTCGTTCTCAATGGTAGTTTTGGTTTCAAACTTGTCTAAAGCTTTAGCCATTCCATCACCAACTGAACCACCTTTGGCAAACTTGTGATGAGCTTTACCACCGTGTTTGAGAGTCAACTTAGTGCCCTTACCACCTTTGTGCTCTTGGGCGTCATGCTCTTTGAAAGCCTTTTTGATCATGGCTTTGTCTTGAGCAATGTCTCCACCGTCTTTGTGGTGAGCTTTTCCGCCCTTCTTCATCATAGGAGTAGCCATGGCCTTGCGACGCATAGCCATAGAAGGCTTCATGGGAGCGGCACCAGCCAAAGCAGGTACCAAACCACGAATAGCATTGCCAGCCATTCCGCCGTCAAGATGGTGTTCCATAGTCTTGTGACCATGCTCTTCCTTCTTGTGCTTCATGGAGACGTGACCGCCTTTTTTGAGTTTCAGAATAACTGAAGGCTCATCTGTCATCATTTTGGGCATTTGGCTGAAGCCGCCTGCACCCTTCATTGATTTAGCCATGGTTTATTTCTCCTTAGGCTTGAGTGACGCCTAATGCACCGATACGGGTAGCATTGGGACCAACAGCGATACCGGGCAGGGCGATAGTCATCACTAAACGCTTTGTGCCATCAGATGCTGTAGAGGGCTTATATGTTCCACGAACATCACCAGTAATAGATGATGCTGGGTTTGTCATATCAGCGGCTGTGAAGGTTCCTGTGTCTTGAGCAAGTGTGTTGTTCCAGCCCACTTTGACAACATAACCAGCGTCAAAACAGCGAACAGGCAAGCCCAAAATGTCTGTAGTACCAATGGTCACTGCTGTTGCAGAACCGTTGATCGTTGCACTAGCGATCTGATAGAAAGCTTTAGCACCAGACTTTGCAGTACCAGCAGTAGCAACTGTGATTGCCTCAGTCATTGGCTGACCGTAGTAATCATAACCAGAAACAGTGATTGTTCTGGCAGTTGTTGATGTGTTGATTTGCAATGCACGAGGTGTGTTCAATTGAAGAACAGTTGTACCATCAGCGCGAGTAACAGTCTTAACAGAAGTTCCAGCAGTCAAAGTTACAGCACCAGATCCAGTCGCTGTTTGTGATGCGGCAATATTGGCTGTTTGCAATGTTTGTGGCACACAATCCCAAATGTATACACGACCCAAAGGACCAACACCCAAATCCATAGGAGCGGGGTCACCTAGGTATGCATCACCTGAAGATGTGATTGTGATTGAACCAGTAGCACTTGAAGAAGCGCTAAGGGTATAAGTACCAGTACCACCAGAACCAGAGACAAAAGCTGTAATGTAAGAACCAGCAGTAATGCCTGTTCCGCTTACATATTGTCCAAGTGTTAATGGCTCACCGCTCTGAAGAGCAGTAATGGTCATTGTTGTGCCAGTAACAGAACCAGTGTAAACACCTTCTGTCTGGCTGAGATCCAGACCCATGTACGTCTGGGCTGGGCCTAAAAATAGGTCGTCTGAAAATTGAGGCATTTGATCTTCTCCATGAAAAGCTTGATCAGTTTAAAAAAAAAGGGGAGAGGTTTTTCCCCTCCCCATTAGGCTTATACGCCTGCGGTACCGTAAATAGCTCTTGGGTCGGTCCATCCGGGGATGTAACGCTCAGTAGCCTTGTAACGCATAGAGTCAGTCTCGAAGTCACCTTCCATGGTTTTCTCCAAACGACGACGCATCAAAAGCTTCATGCCTTCGGGCGCATCAGTTTGAACCCACCATGCTGTGGCTGATGTCAAACGAGAGATAACTGCGGCACCTTCATCCAACAAACCAATTGACTTAACAGGGTTCAAGTCATTGTTTGCTGTACCAGTACGCAGAACAGATTTCAACAATACTTCAGCTTGGAAGATGTTGCCGGGAGCCACAATCAATTGACGTGGAACCAAACGAATCTTCTTACCATTGTTGTCCACAGCTTGACGAATTTGAATCAACATCTGTTCGAGAGATGTTTGAGACAAGTTAGCGGCTGTAGCCAATTGGTTGCTAAATGTACCATTCACGATTGGGTGAGCTGTGTTAACAAGTGACACGCCATCACCACCGACATAAGAACTATTGAAGGCTCTGTTCAAAATGTTAGCGCAGAGAGTTTCTTTAGTCTCAATCAATGATTGGGCGAGGTGACGAGCATACACTTGACCAATACGGATGTGGTCGCCGTCTTCAACCAACACTTTGGTCAATGCGAAGGCCAAGCCATACACATTGTAAACATAGCGCTGGAGGAAGAGTACACCACCTTGTTGGTAGCTAACGGGTGTACCGTCAGGCAACTGGGGTGCGGCTCCAAATCCATAAAGGACTGGCTCTTCGTGGTAGTTACGGGGAATGCCCTCTTGTTCACGGAAAACACGAGACCATTCATCTTCACGGAGGTCATAGACACCGTCGAAACATTCGTTAAGAATAGGTTCAACAATACTTCTAAAGTCCGTACTTCGCATTGGTGCGGCCATGGTTTATGCCTCCTTATGCAATAGCAGTTACAGAACCGAAGAACTGTGACTGTGAGTTAACCACACGAACGACCGTGTAGGCATCTCCCCATGCATTGTCTGCATAGGGGGCTAAATCGACAACACGCATTTGACCTTGGCCTGTGTTACCTTGGGCTGTGTTGTACCCTAGAGTACATTGTGACAGACCTGTGGTAGTAGAACCAGCAGTCAAGTTAGTGAAGTTATACTCATTACCAATAGTGGTTTGAGCCATAGAACCGTCTGCTTGGATTTCATAAACGATGTTTTGGTCGTTATAGAAATAAGCTACGCATGATCCAGTCACATAAGATGTATTGGCAGGCCAATTGTTACTTACACGACGACGACCAGTTGTATCGGTCCACTCAACACCAGCAAATGCGCCAGACCATGAGTCAGAAGTGGCAGACACGGGAACAATAGTTCCTTGGCTACCAGTTAAAACTGCGGCTGTACTGTATTTGACGGGTTGACCCTTGAGGATAGCCGTAGCGTATCCTGATGCAATTCCACCAGCAAGAGCCTGTGCACGATCCAAACCAGAAGGGTGGAACGCAGGTCTCAAGCCAAATGGAGCACTAGTTGCTGACATAGTTAACTCCTTGTTAAATATCCTTACCCGTGAAAGATGGGATCAGGAACATTTTTTCGACTTAATTGCCTTAGACCATCGCCTTCGATATCCGCAAGGTGTCTGCCAGAACTGTCTTGTGCGCCTTGTAACTGCTCAACTTGGACTTTGATTTTCTCAGCCTCTTCGTTGGGCAACTCATGGTGCATATGCAACATAACGTCTTGATACATATCCATAGGAATTTTGTACAAAACCATTTCGTTGCAACTAACATATCCAGTGATTTCAGCACTCTTGACTTTGTGTTGCTCATAGTACGTTGGAACCTCTTCTCGTGGAACAGGTACATAGCCTAAGCGCATACGTTTATCAATCGTGTCGTAACCATTGGTTGTTGACAACCAGCATACGTGCCATCCGGGTATCTCAGGTACTTTGGGTAAAGCACTCTGTGTCCACTCCTCGCTCCACATCTTCCTAGTTGGACGTTCCTGCGAATTCATGAACTTCTCTTCGGGCGGTTGTCTAGTGATATCCTGACTAGCACGACTTTCACGACCACCAGCATTTAGAGATTTTTTTAAACGTGATTCCATTTTCTTAGTTCCTTAGTATTGGTTGTTACGGGCGCTCATTGCATAACGCTTGATCATCTTGGCTCGCTTTGCGGGATCATCCCACATACCTGCGTCTTTCATAGCTCTAACCTGTTCGGGCTGTAGCGTAAAAGTACTTCGGTTGCTATTGCCATTGACGCTTTCACGTCCAGAGCTTGTGACAACACTCCTTGGTCCCTTAGAAGACGGTTTTACGTCCATAGAGTCATTATATCTATGGTTAATTCGTTTTGACAACCTGTTATCGAGTTCGTCCCAATAATCTGAATCGTTGGGGTTCCAACCCTCTTTAACAAGTTCTTCATCCACGATCTTGGCAATCCGACTATCAATGTCACCGCCATTTGGGTTGTACCATGGATTTCTTTCCATCCACTCGCTAGCATGACGCTGTAAGCGTGGGTCTGGAATGTTATTCTGTACTTGAGGACGACTTGCTTGCTCTTTTGAATTTTTCAGAGCGGCAACTTGGTTTCTAGCCTCCAACCAAATTTCTTGCGCTTGGCTATAAGTCTCGCCGTCTCCAGCAGACATAGCCTCAGCCATCTTGATCTTGGCATAGTTAACGCGAGTCTCTTGGTCCTCAATTGCCTTGTCTATACGGGCTAAATCAGCGTTGTGGGTCTTTTTCTCCACCACTGCAAGCCTAGCCATTAACTCTTCGTTTTGCTTCCTCAGAAGGTTCAATTGGAGTTCTTTTTCAGAGGAAACAGCTTTAGCCAGTTCTCTCTTTTGTTTGCGCCTGTTGCGCTGAACTTTAGATTCCGATGGGTCATCGTCGTGATGGTCATCGTGTTCTTCAGTTTTAACTTCGTGTTTGTCCTCATTTTCTTGTTGAGGCACTAAATCTTCAGGTAGTTCTACCGTTGCAGATCCATCCAGTTCCTCATTGACGTTCATGTCAATCGGTTCTTCGACTTTCTTTTCTGTGTTCATATGTAAGCTTTCATTTGTAAGGGATCTCCAGTTACCGTGGCGATAACTTCATGATCGTTGAGAATCATAAAAAGAGCTGGTTCTTCTAAGTCGCTCTCTCCGGGCACTGGGACTTCCCAGCGATCTCCACCCCATTTGGGAACTCGCACATAATCCCCAACTTGACACCAAGAACCTTCAGGCCAAGGTTGCATCGTGTCACGATTCTTGAACGCTAGAGGTCCAATAATCAACACTTTGGCTACCATGTTCTGCCATTTCTCTGTTTCTTTGGTCTCAGCAACCATAACGATTCCACTCGCTGTTGTCTTCTTTGTGCGTTTTAATTGCACTAGAATCCTTGCGCCAAGCGGTTTGGCTTGCGGATCTACATTAGGGAACGCCCAATCTAAATCTGCGCCAGTTGTGCTATCTGTCATTATCTTTTTCCTCTTCTTCAGTTAATAATTTGTTAATGAAGTCTATGACCTCTTGGTGGCCCATGTAGACTCCTACCATGCGCTGATAAGACTCCCAAGTCGATGCATTGCCTTCTGCTAATGAGTACGCAACGTCTGCTTGTCTTTTCTTAATAGCGCCGATAACCTGTGAAATTAAAACCATTTATTTCTTTTTTTGCTCTGCTTGTGCTAAACCTCCTTGTTTTTTGGGTTCTGACTGGGTTTTACCGCCCATAGATGTACCATCAAGTGGAACTCCTTGGGCAATACGCTTGTGCTGTGGAACTTCCACAGACTTTTGCTCGTTATCGCTAGACATTTTGTCCTCCTAAGTAAGACTGGGCACGATTTTGTAGCTCCAGTGCAGTTTTCGCCTGCTCATGTCGCAAAATATCCGCATCATGGGATATTTTTGCTGATTCAATGTTCTGTTTTGTAATGTTATTGGTGGAATCCAACGCAACTTTCAACTGATTGTCAGCATTAGACTTGGCTAAGTCAGCTTGAATCCTAGAAGACTCAAGTTGTCCGTCTTGCTGTAGCCTTTGCTGATTGATTGCCATCTCAGCTTTGTCTCTTTGTGCCCTACGGTTGGTTTCAGCCATAGAAGTCTGGATCAAAGCCTGAGCATCTGGGTCCATAGGCTGTTGTTGTTTCTTCAGAGCGTCTAATTGCTGTTGCATCTCACCCAAAATTGGCATGATCTGCTGGAAAGTCTGTTGAGATTCCTTGAAAACAGCAATAGAAGCCTTGGCATACTGCTCATCTATGCGTTTTGTATTCAATGGATCGTCATAATCCAAGCCACGCTCTTTCAATCCGCTCTCAGCATACAAGTTCATGGTCTGCTCATACCACATACCCAAGTGTTGTTGGATGTGATCTATGCCAGCAGGCAAGAATTTAGGCATGAAAAGCGGATTAGAACCAAACATTGGGTTGCGATAGAAGTCAATGTGGCTTTGAATGTGGGCCAAATGGTCTTGTTCGTCATAAGCTTTAGCTGGCTCACCCTTCAACAGATTAAAGTTCTCCTTAGCGGAGTTCACCATGTCGTCTTCTGGCTCTTGAAGGAGCAACTCATTGATCTGAGGCACCTTCATTTGCTTCATGAACCGCTCAATAACCGCTTTTCTGTCAAACAAATCAGGGTTTGCCGCCATAATTTGCATCACAGCTTGCGTTTGAGCCATCCTCTGCGTCTCAGAGAAGATATGTGGGTCAGAAACTGGGATAACATCAGTGTTGCGCTTGAAGTCATCCTTATGGATATCAAGGTCAACCACTAACTCACCACGTCTTTGCTCGTCCAAGTACCATCTGTTGAGGCGTCCAAGCACCTTCAAGACCCTGCCTTGGCTCTCGTGCAACCTAGCATGGATTGCTGAGAACACAACCGCACCCTGCTCGATTAGAGCTTGCGTTGTTCCAACTGGCATATTGGCATTGACGTCAGCAATTTTCTCCTCAGAAGTTGTTATAACCCCTTTAGCGGCGTCTGTTAACCAGCCCAATAGCTCCATAAGCACAGGAGATGGGGGATTGAAAGGCATAGGCATGGCGATCTTGCGAACATCGTCTACACCGGGAGCGCCCTCGATCTCCGCAATCTGTGTCACCTCAACTTGATCAGTCTGACCCGACATCCTAGCTCCCTTGAGCTTGAGCATTGTCGCGGCGTTGTTAATGTGCGCCGAGTCTAATAGTGCACGTAATGAACCAGTGAGGGCGGCGGACAATCCGCCAATGAGATGAGGGAGACCAATCGCATACGCTCCCCTCCAAGGTATGAACTTGAACTCAATGAGCCAATCCAATTTTGTAAGAGTTTCATCACCTTCCTCCCAGTTACGGTACAAACCAACCACCTTTTGGTCTAATTCATCAACCATCAAAATGTAAGGTGCTGACTCGCCGCCAGTTCTTTTGTCTTCATCTAACTCTAGCCATGTGTATATGTGATAGACGTTCCTGACGCCATCATCATTGTCTTCATAGCGTTTACCCTCGATCTTGGCGTTTGCCTTCTCTGCAAAGCTTTGCTCAGGTTCAGCAGAAGCACGAATTAAATTGATGTCTCTATACAAACCAGCTCTAACCCTATTGTTAAACTCCCATGAACTGATCGTGTTGACTTCAGTTACACGCTGGGCTGTATAGAAGTTAGCCGCCTCAAAGGGCAGATAAATCTTATCAATAGGCACAAATTCAGTACAGGGACGTTTTTTGTTCTCGTCGTACCACATTTTGAGGTATTGTGAGCCACCAAGAGGAAGTTGGGTCAGTAACTGCTCTTGTTCGTCCCTGAACTCTTCGATCTGCTCGGTCAACTGCCAGTTCATGTAGTCTCGCTTACGCTCTGCTACTTCGATCTTCTCTTTGTCAACGTCGCCAATAATCTTTGTACGGGTTGGGCCATCAGGTGGGAACATCTCCTTGATAGCTCTAGAAGCAAAGTCTACGCAAGCCTCGGCCATAACAGGGTGTACAACTCTGGATGCACCCATAAAATTGGCACCACCGGGGGCATCATTCCCCAATCCCGTCCTCTTCAAACCCTCTTCATACTTCTTGTCACGCTCCTCACGGCTAGTCTTGTCGTTCTTGATCAAGTCTAGGTAATGCATGGCCACTCTGTTCAAGTCATATGGATCAAACACCTCTGCCAAGTTTTGGTAGAAGTCTTCGTCTTCCATAGGACCATCAAAGTCATTCATCACCACAATGGCTGAACCATCAGGTTGCTCTATGACATCAGAATCATCTTCTGGCATCTCAACGTGAATGTTTCCGTCCTCATCTGGGTCAGACATACCATCGACGAAACGTCCATAGTCTTGTTCAATTGGCATCTGTGTAGCCATAGTTATTTCCTTTTAAACTGTGTTTCTGCCCAATGAGTGTCTGGGTTAGTGTTGAGATTGACTTTACCGCCACGTCTATATTTTGGTAATCCCTCAGTCTGAACCTGTTGCTTCATCTCTGGGGTGATATCAAAAGAATGTAACGCAGTTGTTTTATTTGCGTTATCTTTAGAAAATTGATCCATCATGGATTCTTTTTGCTCATAAGGCATATCCAACCAAGCTTGCTCAGGCGTATTGGTCTGACGCAACATATCTGTTATGGATAGGTCGGTAGTCTGTGGCGTGGCTATGTTCATGCCATTCAACTGGACTTGTGCCCCATAAGGTTTGCCAATCTTGTTCAAAACACTTGGAATGCGCTGGTCGTATGCGGCCTTCATGCCCTCACCGCCAACTTGCAAATCTAAACCAGACAATGTTCTTTGTTGAGATGGAACATTTGGACGATCATGGCCTTCAGCGGGCTGATCTAATAGCTTTTGAGCGGCATCTTTACCAATGTAATCTTGCACCTTTTCTTTAGGAACAGATTGATTTAAGACATTGTTACCCTGTAAATCATAAGCATGAAGAACACCCTTATCTGAGTTAGGCTCATCAAAGTATTTAACTTTGCTTATTTTTTTACTCAAATCATAGCGATCAGCTTGAACAGCTCCGGGCGTAATCGCTATCTTGTCATACCCATTCTCCACTGCGTGGTTTACTAGGTGCTTTAATGCAAGTTCTTCCCAGTTCTTTTTGAAAGGTGCATCAGGGACTGAATCGTCACGCTTTTTTATCAGGCCAGCCCATTCAGCACGATCAGCCATAGAAATATTTCCATTAACTGACATTTTTTGAAGTTGTTCTATACGTTTTACATCTTCTGGTGTCAGTTGATTTCCATATCCCTTATCTCTTCCTTGCTGATGCCAATCTGACTGCAACTCCTCAAGGTGCAATACCTTCTCGTTGTTTGGACCAATCCTATCGCTTATCCTCATATGGGCCAATACGTTTGGTTCATCCCAATGTTGAGATTGGAAAGCTGGGCCTTCATGACTAGGTAGAGTTAACAACATTTCCCGATAGTTTTCATTGTCGGGCAACTGATACTCATGGTACTTTGTATAGCCTCCTAAGGCTTCTACAGCGTCATGGTGAGCTTGAATAGGGTCAACGTATACAGTACGCCCACGATAGTCTTCACGCTCTGATGCGTCTTTTAAGAAGTCTTCGTAGTCAGGATGTTCTGTAGGGTCGTTATATTTTGTTTTGACTTCAACTCTAGCAGGCGGATTCTTTTGGACAACCTTTTGCACCGTAGCCTTGTCAACCTTGGGTAAACTACCCAAAGCCTTATCCAACCCACGCTCTTGAATCTCTGCTTGCTTGACGCCAGCTTTTTTTGTCAGCTCACCCAAGAACTCTGAGCCTGTGCCCTTGTTTCTCAACAAAGACTCAAGCGCTTTATCAAATGCTGAATAAAGTGGTTTAGCCGAAGGCATTATCTAGTCCTCTCAACAATATGCACTTCTTCGCCGTCAAGGTGATGCACTGTGGTCTTAACAGCTCCACCCTTCTTTTTACCAGTCAAAGATTTCATCTGGCGCTGATACTCACCTAGCTCATCAATCAACTGCTGGTCAATGATCTGGCGTGGTCCAACCATCCCAAACGAACCAAACTCTTGTGATCCACCCTGCTTAGGGTTTGCCCTAATAGCTTGTGTGGTATCAGGAAAGGACAGCTCATAAGGAATTGGGTATTGAGTTGAACCCAAGAACTTGCCGGGTATGTCGTGGCTGTACGTAGGATGCGTAGACAAAGGCAAAGGTTGGTCAGGATACATCTCTCCGATACCTTGACCAGTCACGCCTATCTCTAAGTTTCTGAGGCTGGGCACAGTTACTGCATGGGCGATGTCTTGACCACTTGGTACGCCATACATCTTGCTGGTGTTGGCTTTGGTCATCAGCTCGTTGAAGTGCTTACGCAGACCGGGGTCCATCTGCATTTGGAGATAAGCATCGCCTACATCCTCGATACCGGGGAAGTTGGGTCTTGGTCCATTAGACAGCGGTCCACCCCTGCGGATGGCATCATTCAGCGCTTCCATCTGCGCCTTGGTCATCTTGGATGGATCAATAGCGTTCAGGTTAGCGTCAGCAAAGTGCTGTGCATAGTAATAGCTATCTGGTCCCATCATGACGTAATTGCCCAACACTGGAGCGTTGTATTGCTCTGAAGCGGCTTTGGCTAAGTTCTGTACTTTCTTGGCGGCTCCTAAGCCTGATGCCCAGAATGCATCGTTTCCATGCCCATACATTGGGCCGCCATGCTGTGGAGAAGGCGACTGAAGGGTAACGTCACCCACGCTGTGCAAAGTCTGGTTAGAGACCGTTGGATCACCTTTAATGCCAATCATGACCTTGCCCTTGTGTTTGGCTAGATCAACGATGTCAGGAGGAGGCAAGTCTTTGTCAGGACGGATGTCAATAGGGAGGTCTTTCTCACGGGCAAACTGCTTTTGTGTCTTGCCTGCAATGCTTTGAGTGCCAGCTCCACGAATAAACTCTTCCCCAGTCACTTGGGGGGCTAGGCGTTCGGCAATCGCTCTGATCTCTTCCAAAGTCTTGGGGGCGGCCCTCTCAAGCATCTTAGCTACAGTTCCACCACCTGCAAACCCACGTTGCATAATCTCTGCTTGCATGACGTCAGGGTTGTCAGATATACGGACTTTCCCTCCACGCTTCATCTTTGGTGCTTCTTCAGGTGCTCCACCTACTGTGCCCAAGTCAACTGTAGGTTGTGGAACATCGCCATGTATTTGACGAAGTTTATCTATATCTGCAAGTCTTCTACCCAAACTATCTGCGTCATATTCTTCAGGGTTATTAAGACCTGCTTTCATTTCATTAAAAGTATAGGGAACAGTTGGATGGAGTGGCTGTACCGATCTACGTTCAAGCTCATCCATCTCATGTCGCGTATAGACTGGCTCATTGGTTGAAAACTCTTTGCCGATGGCATCCAAATAATCTCTGTTAGCTTGTCTGTGTTGCTCAAACGCAGGATGTGTGTCTAAAAAAGTTTTGGCTTCATCAACTTTAGGTTTTAACTCTTCTGTAGTTAAATATTGATTTCCAACTTTATTTAATCCAGTATTTTGTAAATCACCAACATCACTCCAACTACCTGACTTTACAAAGTCTTGAACAAAAGGGAGGTATTGCTCGTTAGGAGCACGATTCTGCTTGCCTTTAATTTGAACAATTCGGTCTAGTTCATTTTGTGGATTTTGTTTTAACCAATCACTAGCAAATTGTTCTTTTAATTCATTTAGTTTATCGTGACCATGAAAAGATAAATTCTCATCTTTATCCCATAAATTTGAATCGTCAATTTGACGAATTGCGTTAATTGATTTATCTTGTATTTCATCTTGAACATCTTCTGGTAAATCTTGATAACCACGAGGTTGTGGAACAGATTTGCCCACTTCAACCGTCACATGAGGCTCACCCTTGGCATCCCTAAGACTAAAGATGCGTGATTCACCAGAAACAACATCAGGGCAATAGCCACCAACGCAATGGCCCATCGTATCGCCTTCGTACTTGAGTGCGTCTACAAGAGCTTTATATCCTTCTCCACCTTTTCTGTTATAAAAACGCAAAAGCGCACTTTCTGGAGAATTGGTTGCCTCAATTTGTGTAATGCCTTTAGGATCAGAAACTGTATGCAAAAGACCATATCTTGGATGATCAATAGTATCTAGCTTCATGCCCTCTGGAAGAGTATAACCTTCAGGTACTGTTTTTGGACTGGTCAACTCAATCCACTTGTGGCCAGTTGGATACTCTTTAACCGTTGGCATACCCTCAGTCATCTTGATCTGGGCTTCTGCCATTTTTTTGGCTTTATCTTCGTTGTACTCATGAGCACGACTTACAGCTTGCTCCATGCTTACATTCTTCAAGCTTTCAGGACGAAGACGACCGTTGGCTAAATCTTCTTTGAGAACGTCAATGATGTGATCGAAACCCAAATAATTGGGACGCATAGTATAATCAGGAAAGTACACATTAGTTTCAGGATCAGCTTTTTCATGCCATGGCTCTTTGAAGCTATCGCCTAATAAACCAATGTTTTTAACTTTAAATCGTGATAACGCAACATCAGTAGCATCTTCCCAAGCTTGAGCCTCTGGTGAGTTAGCTAACTTTGATCCTTCCATGCTACGACGCCTGTCGCTTGCATATTGTCTATTCAATCCTAACTGATCTGGTGGTATATGGATGATTCCCTTCTCTGCTAACTTACGAACTGGGTCTTCAGGCGTGGCCATCTGATTTTTAATATAGTTAGTCAGATTTTTGTCAACCCAATTGTTGATGGCGGCTTCTTTTTTATATTGAGGTAATTGAAGTCTAAGAACTTCTTTACCTTCTTCTCCCAAATCTGGATTTTTGAGTTGTCTTTCAATGAACTCAATCATTTGGTCAGGTGTTCCCAAACGAGTTTCGGACTTCAAGCCCTCCAAACTTTTTTCAACATTACCTTTTAACCAGTTGCCGCCTTTGGGCTTAACCACAAAGTTCGGCTGGGGAACGATAGACTTCAACCAGTTTGGTCCTTGACCCATGGCCGCACTGCTCAAGCCTTCGCCTGCAATCTTAGCCACACCCTTAGCGCCCCTACCAGCTAAACCAGCAACGTCTACCGCAAAGGGGGCCACGTCCAAAGCAAAGTCAGCTACATCAGGTTGGAGTCTTGTTGTCCCACCTATACCACCAGCTCCAGTGGTCAAAGGCTCACCCCTTGCTAGTCTGCCTGCGAACTTACCAGCCGACTCAAAAGGTAAAAGGTCAGCAATGGTTGGACCTCTGGATTTGATTTCTTTGCCGTCAACCGTAGGATGCGCCATCCACTCTAAAGCTTTAGATAGTTCAGCAAGATACTTGTTCTCTGGCGTAGCCTTTAATTCGTCAGCCATTGTGACCTCGTAAGGGGGGATTTAACCATATTATGCCCATGATTTGAGCTTGGGTCTACTGAGCATAAGGATTTACAGCCTTTCTTGAACGTCCAGAGTCAACATAGTCGTCCATGTCCCACGCTTCTGGTCTTGGGCCATCAATGTCTAACCAGCCGCTATCTCTGAGATATCTCAGCGCCTGCGTCATAGCATCCACATAGTCGTCATGCGCTGACTCAGGAAAGCTACACACTTGACTAACCATGCCCTCAGCCCAGTCCTTTACGTACCCCTTGTTGTTCGAGCTTTCAGGTATCCATACGCGACCCATGGCGATGATGTTGGAGACAATGTTCAGGCGCTGAGTTTTATCTGCACGACCGGGGTTATACGCTCTCACAGGCAAATGCGCCCTCTGTAAGTCTTGTATAAGACTAATGCCTGCTGACTTGTCTTCAATCAAGATAAGGTCAACGCGCTTTTTCTCTTTGCCATCCCCAAACACCACCTCATATTCTTCTTTGACCTTTGGGCGTAGATCAGGATACTGCAGGCGGTCTTGCCAGCAATCTATCACCATCACACTCATAGGGCCGTCTGTAGGCTTGAACATCCCAAATGTAATGGAAGCTGTAGGATCGTTCACCGTCTTGTCTGTGTAGGCGCAGTCATAGCTTTGCACAATGTATTCAAACTTGGGGAATGCTTTTCCAGCAGGCCAGAGTCTGAACATCGAGCGTTTGATGATACCCACGTCCTCGGCGTCGAGCACCACGCCCATCACCTCTTGGTCGAACAATCTAGTGCCTTGATAACTAAGAAGCTGGTTCTGAAAGCTAGGGGCCAAGTTCTTGATGTTCTCGTAGGTAGAAGCCCTAGTCACTAAAACGTCTTGTCCTTCCCGCCCTACTAGCTCAACGATCAAGTCTTTGGGTCTTGGAGTTGTTGTACAGATGATTCTGGTCTTCTGTCCCAAACGTACAGAGAACATGATCTGGTCCCACGTCTCTTGAAGATAATCGTACGCCGCCAGCTCATCACACCACGCTCCATGCCACTGCGGTCCACGAAAGCGGTTAGGCTCAGACGCTGGTATCCCCCCAATGATTGAGCCATTGACCAATGTAATCTGACTAATACTTTTGTTGTAGTCAGCAATCAAAGGCGCTGGTATGACGTTGATCAAACCTGAGTCGCCTTCAATACAAGTTCCGCGTATGTCTGCAGAAGTTGGAGCTGTAATCAGCCATCTGGTCTTAGGCTGGGTCCAAGCCCACCACCATATCTGCTCACTGGCCAGTCTAGTCTTACCCGCACCCCTACCAGCTAAGACCAATTGGATGCTGAACCAATCCCCTTGAGGTGGCAGTTGATGCTTATGAGCATTCTTCAGCCACTTGAGTCTTGATGCGTACGCTATCTGATCTAAGTCATCTAGCTGATCAAAAGCCTTTTGGACTTCAGGGTCAGCAAGAATTGAAAAGGCGTCACTCATTGACTGAGTTCAGCTCAATGTTCTTCATGACTTCGTCCATCATCTCTTTGGCTTTGATCCTGTGCTCGTGTATGACAGGATTCTCAGCATCCCCAACCATCTCTGTTCTTGCAAGCTTAGGAATGTGATACTCAACTACGCTTTGAAACAACTCAAATGCTTTTGCAGGATTAGGCTTAATATCGTGAGTTGGATCTCCTTCAGCGACCCTATCGAGCCATTCAGAGAGCCTATGAGCGTTTCCATCTACAAACGTAGCTATAGCTTGCCTAGCCTCTTGCGTGGCCTTATTGGGCGTTCCTGCCTGTCTACCGCCTGTTTTAACACCTACTGCCATAACATTACCTCTAAGTTAATCTAGTTCAGACAAGTTAGTGGATGCTAACAACATTTAGGTCATTGTTGCATTCCCTATCTAAAGTCTTATGCATATGTGTAGTTTAACTTAGGTTCTATTGTTTTGTCATCCTGCCATGATTCTGTCGTTGAGTCTTTTGTTGTTTGCTTTTAGTTCTTCTACTTTGTTTTTGTATTCTGCTACTTGGTTTTCTAAGTATCTTATTCTGCTTTGAGCATACTCTACCCAGTTCATCCACTCTAAGTCTTGTACCTCTTCTATTTTTGGCGGTTTAGGGTCTGGTGCCTTTGTAGTCTCTACAGGAACGGTCTTCTGTTTTGTTTTCAATATGCCTTTTGGGGCTTTTGCTAGAACTTTTGTAGTCATATCAATGCCTTTGTGTTGGAATACGGTTCATAATCTTCTCTGCTAACTCTTCATGCCCTGCTTCCTTTACCATGTCAGCACAGGCTTGCCTCTCTATCATTACTGCGGTTTTTGATGTATCAATTGCCACTGCCATGACTTCTGCTATTTTAAGGCTTAACTTTTCGTTAAACTCATTCTCGGTGAATAATTGTTGGCCAGTTCCCCTAGCTAAGAACTGACGCTGAAAATCACTCATTGGTTTACTCATGTATTGCGCTCCTTCAGCTTGCGTCCAAGTTCTTTAGCCAACGCAAATATGTCCTGACCCTTGCAAAAGTTTGCAATTTCAAATATTTCATCTTTGGTTAGGTTTACCCATTCACGCTTGCCCATTGAGTTGACTGCCTTATCTACACTTGATTGCATTTGCTTTTGCATTCCGTCAATAAAGCCACGCTCGTATTCGTTGGCATGGCTTTGCAAGTCGTAGCGGTCAGTTACAAAAATCACCTTGTCTGGGTCTGTTGGATGTGGTTTAAATGGCATTGTTTTTCTCCTTGAGGTATTTTTCGTAGTCGCTCATTAAAGATACTGCTGTTTTTCTGTCCCAATTTGATGGGTAATACGCAACAACAAATTGCGCTTTTTCCTCATCAGTCAGCCCTACCCATGTGCGTTGTGGTTGGGTGTAAACAGGAATGGTGTATTCGCCTTCTTCACGCTCATGTTCGTCAGGACAGATTACATCAAGGATAACTCCGTCTTTTTCCATGCCCCACGCCACAGGCTCATCTTTTATTTTTAGTGCTTCTTTAATGGCGTTATGGGCCTCCCATGCGGTATCTTCATCCAGTTTATGATTGAGCCACAATTTCAACGCCTCTAATG